CACACAAAGAGTGGTAAATATGAATTTAAAGTTAAACCATATCTTATAAAAAAAGGTTTTGGAAAATATTGTTCTTGGGAATGTAGATATGGGAAAAAAGAAGAAAGATTTTTTAACTCAATAGAAAAAGAACAAAAAATAAATGGGTGTTGGTTATGGATAAAAGCCATTGGAGAAAAAGGATACGGAGCATTAAATGTTAATGGGAAAATTATTCTTGCTCACAGATATTCTTGGCAATTAAATTATGGCGAAATCCCAAAAAATATGTTTGTTTGTCATAAATGTGACATAAGAAATTGCGTTAATCCCGATCATTTATTCCTTGGAACTAATCATGATAATGTTAAAGATATGATTAAAAAAGGAAGAAAAAATCCAGTCAAAGGTTCAAGTTCTCCTAAAGCTAAATTGACAGAAGAAGATGTAACAAAGATAAAAAATCTTTTAAAAACAGAAAAAGTATCTGATTTAGCAAAAATGTTTAATATAGGGAAAAGACAAATTTTATACATAAAAAATAATCAAAATTGGAAACATATAATTGTTTAAAAAATCTATAATTTCATGAAAATATTATAAAACGTTCCAGGTTGCGTTACATTAAATGGCGCACTAGAACCTTGAGTAGCAATAGAAAGAGGATAATTTCCACTAACTCCACCTGGAGTTTCAACTACTGCTGTAGCCCCTCCTCCAGCATTAAATGATTGAAATGGCATGACAGAACCTGGATGATTATGAGCTGCAAGTTCTTTAATTAATTGAGTGTGCGCATATTCCCCTTCAAAAGTACCAGCTAAAGCAGAAATGTAACTTGTTGTACCACTTCCTGAATTAGTATATGCAATAATAGTTCCTGCCATTGCATTAGTAAAAGAAGTCGAAATATTAAATGCTGATCCATTAAAATTAGCCACATAATAAATTGTATTTGCGGATAATCCTGTTGGTAATGCTCCTCCTGTATTTGATACATAGAAAGGCATACCATTAAATGCGTTAGCAGCAAAAGCAGGCGTTAATGCTAATCCTCCTCCAAAATTAGAAGGAACAACTGTGGTTGAATAATTTGTTAAAAGAGCAGAAACAGGAACTGTTCCTAATATTACTTGACCCATAGATTTAGTGAGAGTGATTGCATTATTTGCTGTAAAGTCTGCAATAGCAGTTCCACCATAAGCCACATTAGAACCTGCACTTGTAACCATTTGTGCCAATAAATTCGTTGAACCACTTGTATAAGCATGAAAAGCATTCCAAAGCAATTCAAATAAAGGCCAAGTATCAACATTAGCGCGTGCTGTGGCATTAGATGAAGCATCGCCTATAGTGCCGCCATTCATAGCAACCCAGCCATAGGGATAGAATGTGTTTAAAGATGTTCTAATATCCCCCGTGCGAGGTGAAGAAATGATTGAATTGATTTCATCATACGTTTGCCAATCATTAGTTGGCGCTTGATCAGCAAGATATACGGCAGGTTTTGCAATATTGATATTAAAAGTCGAAGCAACAGGAAGTCCTATTTGAAGATACAAAGCATCGTCACCACCATTACCTAATGTTAATCCTTGCGCAGTTGGCATAGTAAAAGTAACTGTATATTTAGCCCAATCATTGGACAATACTATTGTTTCTAATGTCGCTGCTGCGGAAGAGGTTACGCCTGTTCCTAGAAATTGAAAAAGTTTTAATGTAATAGATGGATTTCCTGTTACAGCCATAGCATCAATAACCGCTGTACAATTTAAAACACCGCTTAAGGAATCAACATGTAGTTGTATTGGAGCTTGTATATATTTAACTGTTTCAGAACCTGCTCCAGAACAATTGATATTTAAATAATATTCTGGAGTAATATCATCAGGAATGACTTGATCAGAGAAATTACCGACAAATTTATTAAAGGTAAGTGTATCGGTTGCGCCATTCACATCTTTAATAAATTGAATATCTGATTGATCAGTAAAGCCATCATGTTGACTAGGCGCGATTGTAGAATAGTAAAGAGTTCCGCCATTTAGAGTAAATGAGTTAGTCAAAGTTATCGCATTTAATGAACCAATATTTCTCCAAAATTCATTATTGGCAATTAAGTTTTCATTAGTAGCATTCACATTTCCTGTCTGTGTACCAGGATTAAATGGGAAATTTTGTCGAGTAAATTGCAAGATTCCATCAGAACTATAAACTGTCACATAATAAGGTTGTTTAGTCGTATTATCTAACTCACTATAAGGATAAAAGAAAGGAATGACATCATTGCCATTAGCATCTTCGATCGTGCCCACATCGCTCAATGTAAGAGGATTAGGCAAAGGAATATAGGTGTAAGCACCAGGCGAACCAGATTGATAATACCAATTCTTTAACGTTGTACGGCTATTATCTTGGTACATGGTCACAATTCCGCCAGATAGAGGAGCTCCCGTTGTTTTGTCAACGAAATAATCTTGAAGAATTGGGGCGGCAATAAGTAAAGATGGATCAATAGCCATATACATTCCTTGTATATTTTTCTTTCCATTGTTGCGATTATAAACTATTTCTTGGAATTTTTATTTAAATTTTTCCCCAAATAAAAAGCAATCAATTGCTCTGGACTCAAACCCATAGCATGCAATGCACCATAAGCAGCACTACCACCAATAGCATATTTAATGGCTGCAATGCGTTTTTTTCTTGTTTCTTGTTTTTCTTTTATTAAATCCGTTTCTTTCTGCTTTAATTCTTTTATTTTATCATTATGTTGTTTTTCTAATTCTCTTATTTTTTCTTCTGCCATTTTATTAGATTCTGATCTTGCGCTTTCTTGAGTTTTTTGACTTTGTTTATTATAAGCCAAACTTTTTTGTTGCGCTTCTTGTTGTGCTTTTTGAAGACTTTCAGACATTTTTTGATTTCTTTCAAATTGTGCTTGAGAATTTTTTTCCACTTCAACATTATTTCTTAAATTTCTAAACATTTGTTCATGTTGAGGAGCAACATAAGAAGACAATCCTTTTGTTCTAAGAGATTTCTCTGCTGCTAGTAAATCTTTAGGCGCATTTTGATAAATATCTTTTCCCATTCCTATATGTACAATTTTATCTTTTGCTTCTTCTGGTAATTTGGATATTACTGAACTTATATTTTCTTCTGGATTTTTGAATATAGATATAATTTGCGCAGTAGTAGGATTTTTTGTTTTTCCTTCAGCAATCGATTTTAAATCTTTATCTGAATGAAATGGTATCACATTATTTTTCCAACTTTCTGTGACATTTTTATATTCTTTTGCTATTTCTGGGTTTATATCATTTAAGGTTGAATTCATGCTATTTTTTAGACTTTTTTGTGCAATAACATAATCCTTTAATTTATTTTTCCCTGATTGATCAAGAGTTCCATTGCTATTTTGTTTTTTCATATAGCCAATTTCAGAACCTAATTCACTCTGTAATTTATGCGCATTTTCTATATTTGGATTATCTAAATATTTATCATGAAGTTTTTGAACATCTTTATCAGGAAATTCATAATCACGATAATTTTCTAAATAATCTTTGCCATACATTGGTATTTCTTTTACTTTTAAAGGTTCTCCTGTAGCAATACTTTCATTTTCAGTAGGAAATTCAAAAATATTTTTATATCTTTCTTGATGTTTATAGACTTCATTTTCGTAAGAATTTTTAATATCTTGAGATAATTCTTTCCCAGCTTGTTCAAAATCCTTTCCGCCTGTTATATTTTCATGAAGTTCTTTAGAAATATTTTCAGATAATGGGGTTGGAGGCTGTTCTTTTAAAAATTCAGGAAGTTTAATGGGTACCTTACTAAATTCAGATTCTATCGAAGGAAATGAAGCTTGTTGTTTAAATGGAGCTGCTTCATTTGGTTTAAAATTAATATTCATTGAATTTTGTTCTACCGGAACATTTACTGGTTTATTTTTTCCAAAAGGTAATAATCCATGAGTTATAGCATTAATTACAGCATCTTCTATTGAATTAGTTGTTCTATTAGTGGGAATTCCTAGTTTAGTATCTATAAATCCTTTTTGTCCTGGTTCATATTGTGTTGCGCCAAATGTTCCTGCACCTACTGTTGATCCTAGTAAAGATGCTCCTCCTCCTATAGCAAAAGGTGCATATTGTCCTAATCCAACTGCTAAAGAATTAGAATTTTTAGAACGAATATCGGGCATATCCGGCGCATTTTTATAGATTAGTTTTGCAATATTTGCGCTACTTTTTCCAAAACCATAAATCATATCTCTTAAAATATCAGACCCTTTTGAAAAATTATTTGAGCTAAGCCTATTGTTTTGAGGTTTAATTATAGAATTGTCATTTGCAGCAATAGATAAATCAGAGTCTGCATTATAACTTGGCGCAGCAATAGATAAATCCGAATCAGTATTAGTTGCCGCCATATTATTCTACCTCTTTATATTCTCTTTTTTTTGCTTCAGAAATTTTGCTTTCGTGAACCGCCAATGTTTTTTTACCTTTTCTCATCCAAATATATCCAGGAGGAGGTTCTTTTCCTTCTGAATAAGTTAAATCAACATTATTATTTTTTAATTGATTCGAAATTGATTCAGGATTAACTTTTTGAGACTGAGATTGATTGGGCGCTTGGATTTTGTCTGTTATAGGAATAGCTTGCATATTTTGTTGGGTTGAATCAGCTAATTGAACTGCTCTGTCAATTTGCGAATACATTCTTTTTTCAAATCCTTCGGTTGTTTCACCAGGATTTGGATGAACCGCAGAACGAATTAAATTAGTTGTTTGATCGGACATTCCTAATGTTGGATATGCCGCTATTAATCTTTCGGCTGTAGAATCCATTTGATTTTGCCAATCAGTATAACGACTAATTTTTTCAGGGTCTATTCCTGCTGATTTTTCAGCACCTCTTACCAATCCTTTTCCACCTTCTCCCATTCCTAATAATGCTGTAGGATCAACTTTTGATAACCATCCACCTACTTGGGATGCTCCAGTTGATAAATTGCTTCCTGGGCTTAGAAATTCTTTTGATTTTTTTGCAATATCTTGTAGTTGAGGGAGCGCTGTCCTAATAGCAGTAAGGCCTTTTTGAGATGTTTCAATAAGTCCTGAAGAAGGTTGTGTGTATTGTTTACCTGTTGTTGGATCAAAAAATACTGTGCTTGCAGGATGTATTTGTTCAGTGGCAGGGGCTATAGTATGTGCTGCCAATCCCGAACCCGTGCTACCACCATTTTGAGGCAAAGAAGGATTTGTTGAGCCATTAGTTTGTTGTTGTCCATTTCCTGCCATGGCATTTGATACGGCTCCATTCACAATAGGATTATATGAACCGCCCTGGCTAGAAGAAGATTGAGAACCCATTTGTCCAGTCTGTCCACCAAAATTGGAATTTTGTTTTAATAATTGGGCTATCATTTGTAACATTTGATCTTTCTGCTCAGGCAACATAGCTTGCGCCAAAGGACTCGAAGCAATAGCCGCTAATGGGGCAAATTCTTTTCCGAAAATATCAGCTTGAATTGTTTGAGGCGCATATTTTGCTTCTTGAGCACTTTTATACATTGCAGGTGCTTGTTGTGCGCCTTTTAACAAACCACTAATGACGCCAGCCATAGGACTAGTCTGTTCAGGTGTCAATATCGGATAATCTAGCGCTGTAAATGGCATAATTATTTTCCTTAAAGCATCAATGCGTATCCTGCACCTGTAGCAGCACCTTGAGCAAGATCACCCCATATACTCGATTGAGCTGCTTTTTTTGAAGCATCTTGTGCATACTGTAATCTTGCTTGTTGAGATAATTCTTGAGCTATTTGATCGGTCAATGACTGTGTTGCTTGATAGCCTTGATGCATCATATCTTGTTGACCATGCAGTCCTTGATTATACATACCAGTAGCCCCAGACATATAATTATAATAGTCCTGATTAGCTAAATTAGTGGCTAATTGTTGATTTTGTTGCTCATGTTCAGGCGATCCTGCCATTCCACCTGCCGCGGCAGCATGTCCTGAACCTTGTAAGGCTTGTTGCATAGCAAAATCAAAACCAGGCGATTGATGAAAACTTTGACCTATTTGGTTATATTTTCCACCTGGATCATTAATAAGATCATTATATTGGCCTTGTAGACTAGTCATAGCGCCAGTGCCCGCATCCATATAGGGCTGATAATAAGGCGTTAATTGGCCAGGAATTTGCTGTAAATAACTTTGTGGTGAGGCCATAACTTAAATCCTTTTAAGTTAATATGAATGTTTTCCAGGCTGCCGTTAATATATTGCCTGAACCATCGTATGTTATTATAAACTGTTTAGGTACCCTATTGGTAGAATCAAATACAGTTTTCCCACTGATATCTGGTATATTTTGAGGCAATGGAGAACCAATCAATGAAGGATTATATATTGATTGAATTGTCGATATATCATTTGCATCTAATTGAGGAAATAGAATACCTTCATTGCTAAAATTAGATTGCAATGCCTGATAAAGAGAATTTAATGACAAGTCCCATGTAGAAGTTAAACTTCCATCTTTTTTGATAATAGGTTGTTCTCTAGGATAATCAGGAAATATAGATGATGGTTTTTTAGTTTGTGTTGTCATTGGCGTATATTCGCTATACCATCAGTCGCAACAAATCTTCCCATACCCCAAAACTTAAATTGAGGAACTAGATCATTTGCAGCGCCGCATTGCCACCACATTAATTTATTTTTACGCTGCCCAATAGGCGGTAAATCATATCCCCATTCATTACCAAATGATGAGCCACCATCAATCGAAATAGAAAAGTCTACTCTCGGTGTTGAATTAAGAATTCCATTTTGTTCAGAAATAAGATAATCAAAATTGCTCGGATCAGATTGTTGAGTAATAAAATTATTTCCATTTTGAAACAAAATAAAATTATCATCTTGTGTTTTCATGTAAATAGAACCTTTTCCTTCTGTAATTAATTTCTTACCATCTTGCGTAATAAGATTAATCGGCCCTGTACTTTGTTGCTGCCAATTTGTTTCGCCAGACTCAATAGTAAATCCAATATCATTCAAAATAAAATATTCTTGAGAAGGTAATCTAATATTCTTACATGTTCTTATGCGAGGAATTTCTGCGCCATCATAGGTTGTATATATCGTATCAAACGCATATAAATTACCATTATTTTTACTCACAAAATAATATTGGTTATTGAAAAATACTACTTGGCTTGCAATAAAATAATTTAAGTTTTCATCACATGCATGAAAGAATTTTTGAGTATTAAAATCATAAAATAAGGACAAATTATCCGTATAAAAATTTATATGATAAATCAAATGTCCATCTTGTCTTATGATAAAAGCACGCGAATCAGAAGGATTAGTTAATTGAGAAAATAAATAATCAATCCCATCTGTGGTAATCTTCTCAGGTTTACCTCCCGTAGAATACATAATTATAGGACCTGATTTTTCATTCGCAGCTAGCCATATAACTATTTCATCCATTTCAACAACGGTTGCGGGGCTTAGACAACCATAGTCAATAGACATTTGATTGTTACGTTGATAAGGAAATAATTGTGCTCCAGTGTCATACCAAAACTCTGTAACAGTTTGTCCTAAAACAAGTATCACATTTCCCTGTGATGGAAATCGTGTAATAGCTGCTGTTTTATCTGCTTTCGTTTGCAATAGACCAATACTTGCCGCATCATCAGCCCACGTAAGACCATCATTTTGACCCGACAAACGCCATGTGTTAGTAGCTGCCGGACTATAAAAATTATCTTGTGTCGCAGCACATAAAAAATAAGTATCATGAAATGAAACATAACCTGGCACAAAATCTAAATTGGGCACTTGCTGAAATGCAGGTGATAAAGTCGGATCATAAATATAAAGCGCTAAATTATCTGAAATCAATATTTGTGGCTTATTATTTTCAGTAATATAAACAATACCGGTATTAGTAAGTAATTTACCTATTTTTATTGCAGACGTATCGAATGATTTTGCAAGACTTTGATCAAAGAATAAATTAATCAAATAAACATTATTATCAAATACTGCGAAAATTCTTCCAGATTTAGTACTAGTATATGCGCCTCTTCCTTCTTTTCCTAAATTTGGAATTGCAATTTGATATCCAGGATAGGGGACTAACCACTGATCACTGATAAACATGTTATATGTTTTTTCAATACTGATCTTGGGATATCTTCCAAATACACTTGAACCACAAATATTAAGCGGCATTGGCTTTGAAGTAGGTCCTCTTTGTATCATAATGCCTTCCTTGGTAAATGAATCATTATTTAGGTGGTTCGGGTAATGGCATCCAATGGGTTATTTTTTTTAATCTAAAGCCATATTCAAAATTTAAATCTTCTTCTGTGTTAGCCACTCCTGTAAATTGTAAATTATCATTTATATAAATAGGCTTTGCTGAAAAATTAAAAATAAAAAATTTTTTATTAATATATAAAGTATCATATATTGATCCTTTACCATCAAAACTTAAAATTCTCACATTATTATTAGGCAATCTATCCTTAACACTTATCCATTCATTCGATAATGCTGATTTAAATCCTATCTCATAAGATTTTAAATCTTCTACTTCACCATTTTCTGTTTTCCAACTCATTTTCTTCCTCCAAGGTTAAACCATCCTTGGTTTTAATTAATTTATTTTATTTTCCCGAAATAAAATCCTATTATTAATGTTGCTATTTCAGGTAACACTAATTTACAGGCATCAAATACAGGACTAGTTGGTATAATCGTTTGCAGAATAGCGCTAAATATAAATAATATAAAAATAAATAGTAATATATATTGAGCGAATTTAAGTAAATCTTTAGGGGTTACTTTTTCTTCTGTTAATGAAAATACATATTCTAGAATATCTTTATCTTGATGCATGAGATACTCCATTGATTCCGGTAATCAGAATTTGCCGTTGATTCCCTTTTTTATCTTCAATAAGAACTCTCTCTCCATTTTTTATCGCGCCTATTATTGAGTCACTGATATCAACTGATCTTCTAATCATTTCAGAAAAACTCGCTGCATGGACATAATTTTTTAATTTTTCTATTTGATCAATAGTATGTTGTCTCATTCTTACTGTTGTTACTATTGCATCTGTCTCTTTATTTGACATTTTTATATCTCCTAATTAATAAGAAAGCATATTTTATATGTAATCTTATTGTATGTCAAATAACATAAAAACTTCAATAAAATCATTAACTTGGGCGCCAACCCCTGCCCAGGTTCACGTCCCCCCAGTTCCATCCCGGACTCCCATCCGCTGTCAATATCGTAGTCTTAATCATCGATAAATCCGGCGGCGATATATACATCAACTTTCGCTTCATAGAAGTAAGTATTTTTGCGGATTGTGGATTAAAGATGATGCCGTATTCCGACGTCATGTACTCAGCTAGACTGTATCTTAAATATTCAATATAGCCCGTGTCATAGCCCTGATTTGAGCTATTAATGAAAGTATAAGGAGTGACTTCGCTTATATTGGTAAGATCAGTATTAAGATTAACATCAGTTAAAAATATCTTAACCATTGCCTTCATAATATAACCAGTATCAGGCTTAAAATAGAGCGCAAGGTTTCCACCACCCAATGCACGATTGTAATTATAACTAAAAGGCAAACTTGTAATGTCATCAACACGCGCTGAACCATAGTAATTACGACGAGTGACCATATCCATTGGATAACGCACAACATTGATATTAAACGTCACTGATTCGAGGACTGCGACATACGGCAGAAAATAAAATTCCTGGCCTGCGACAAGCGGCAATTCGATATATTGCCAGTAGGGAATCAGATCGGTTTCAATTTGTTTAAAATCAAGTAGTGCGTTTAAAAGATATAATCCATCTGAGCTTTGACCGCCCGTATCCACTTGAAGATTACGGGCGACAATGCCTGATAAGAACCAAGCGCGCGAGATGAGTTGTTGGGCAGTATATGCCATACAACACTCCTTATTTGATTAAGGAACATAACTCGTTGGGATATAAGCATATCCAACAACAGATACGCTCACTGAATCACCGCTCACACTTACTTTGTAATCAATTTCAGGTTTGCTGCTTCCTACACCGCTTATCACTTGAACATATTGTGTTTGGGCGATACCAGCGGCCGCTCCTGTAATTGTCACAAGCCCTGCTGTTTGAGGTGTGCCTTCTGCTGTTGGTCTAAACTGAACTGTGTCACCAGCAGCTAACGGGATAAAGGTCACTTGCAATAATGCAATGACATCTCTTGCTGTAGTGGTTGGAATCGGGGTAGACATATCAATAGCAGTAAATGAGGTTGCATTTCCGCCAGACAATACAGATGATGCAGGACTTACATAGTAAGCGCGTAAATTTCTCGCATTTAATGGATTGGTAGACGACGCAACAAAATGCGCTGAACCATCTGTTTGAATAAATCCAAGCAAACGGTAAGAATCATAGCCCAATGGCAATAAAGGAAATGCATTACTAGTTAAGCTTAAAATAGCAGCTACCGGATTATAACCGCGAGAGTCACCAATAAGGTAAATCGCATAATCCATGGTTGCTATTAAAGAACCTTGATCTAACCCATTTGCTCCATTAACTGCACTATTAATAAATAAAGGCGGCATATAATTTTGAAATTGGGTAGCAGGTACTACATTGCCTTGTAAATTGGGAAATCCTACAGGCATATCAATATTATCGCTGGAATCGCGCGCTTGTCCTGGCGCAATAGCCAAAACAGTTGTTGATGCCACCGAAATATTTAAGCCACTGATATATAAGTAGGGCAAAAGATAAATGGGGTCATTTTGAATTTGTGGAGTAGCCATATTTAATATCCTCTTAATCCTTGAATGAAGTGGGGGATTTCTCCCCCTGTTCTTTTAGCCTTGAGACAATGGTATTAACATACGCATGGAATATTCAGGCACAATGACTGAGCCGTGAACTTCATCGTAAATCATGCCTGTTTGGTTTTGTCCGAATAAAGAACCATAGGTCAAACGTAATGATGCCGCTGTTTCTGGATCATATTCATTTGCTGTGTCATATGGGCTTTGTTCTGGCAATTGAGGCATTGCAAGGAATAAAGCTTCCCCACCTAAAATACCTCCACAACGGTGAGATGGGAAAGTAAGTATTTGCATACCAGCCGCAATAGCATTATTGAGGTTTTGGTTTGCCCCACCTGCCCAATTGAGAGCTGGAGTAATACTTAAGGTAATAGTGCCACTGGTAGAGCCTGCATTTGCGATTGCTCTGAATTGAACCGGATTTGCGGATGGGAAATGTCCGATGAAGGTCAAATAACGCATATTCGGTTGACCTGAGACACCATCTTTAAATTGGAACAAATCACCTGCAAATACTGCATTAGCATCAGTTGATGTCCCATTGGTGGTTACAGTAATTTGAGTAACATTTTGACCTGTTGGATCATTAGTACTAACTACTGTAAAAGTATTACCAGCAACACCGCTATTACCAGACACATGGATTGGCATCAAGTTTGACTGATAGTATTTGACTAGAGGTGTACCAAAATCGCCCACTTCCCACGACATTGCTATATCGTCGTTACGATTTGGAACAAATTGATTCAATCCATTACCAACAATCGCAGGGATGATCGAATCAGGTAAGTAAATCTTCATTCCTTCAGCCACAGCGCCATAGTTCTTGAAGAACATGACGGCCTGAGCTAATTGTTGATATGAACTGATACTTGTGCTTCCGTCACCGAAAAATCGATACGGGCCTGAATAAGTATTGGTCGTCCCATCTAATTGACTCACTACGCCAGAATCCCAATTGAGTGCAACATTGCCTTCAACTAAGTTAGCGAGTTCAGCAATAGCGGATTTACCGAACACACGCATATAATCTTCTTCACCTTTTTCCAAGTTGAAGATGCGTTGTTGTGAGGTAACAGCGAATGAGGTGTTGTTCGCTTGATCTGCTACTAATTGCAATACACGTTGAACAGCTGGCTCAAAAGACGCAACTAAGCCGGCAGTAGTGGTAAAACGAGGGGGTAAATCGAAGGTCACTGTTGACCCTAAATTTGCCTGAATTTTGTCAAAATCTTTGAATTTGGTGTTAGCCGTGGATAAATGGCAACACAAGTTTAACAACAAAGCCAGGGACGATCTTTGATACGTTTGTACTTGTTGCAAAATATTATTCGGGAATACAGCCATTGTGATAGCTCCTAACAATTAATAATTGTTCGGACGTGCTGTGTTTGCCGTTAGACTCTGTATCTTGCGCGATAGTCCTTTACCGTCATAACACCGTTGTCCGTACCAAGGTTGGAAGGACGCAGTTTTGACAACGGTTCATTTGGAACTCTGATTTTGCTAGTAGCTTCATTATCTTTTATTGATTGAGATAACCTCTGCACCTGCACAATCGCATCCCTTGGTGACTTTGAGGCAAGATATTCGAGTTGAGACATCTTCAGACGATCATTCCCAAATGCGTACAATATGTCATGCGCGTTGTCTGCATGCTGCGCGAGTAGCTGTACCACATTAGGAAACTGAGCATATTCAATGTCGCTCGTTACCTTGTCAAAATCCTGATACTTTTCCCGTCCTGGAGCGAGTTTGTTCCAAAAGGTCTGCACGATCCCTCGCGCACTGTCCGCTTCGGCTTTGGTACGTGCTTCCTGCACCCATTCATCACGTAAGCGTTGTGCCTCTTGAGCAGCAATCTTTCGATAAGTTCCCTCATCCGGCGCCATGCTTTGCGGTTGGGTATGTTGTTGTGGGGATATACCACTTTCACCATACTTTCTCGATGCATAGTCGGGTTGTTCAGTGGCTACGCGTTTGTAGTCCTCAACAGCCCCATATTTCGCTTTCTTGACGATTTCATTTACTTCTGATTGCCTAAAAACCCTTTCATCAGACGATTGTACAGGCGCAGTTTGTGATTGCGCCGGTGGCGCTGACGAAGTTAAACCAGTCAAAGACGTATCTTGACCTTGGGCTTGTCCATTAGCCGTTTCCATTTGCTATCCTTAGCTATTAACCCCGCAACGGTTATACCCTGCCTATCGAACAGGTCTCGTGCGTGTTTTTAAGTGTCCGCATCACTCGCTATATACCCCACGACGGTTATGCCCTGAATAACGCACAGGTCTCGGTGGTTCGTTACATCATGTAAATCTCCACGTTTCCAATTTATCGCCCGCTGTAACCTATTGCAAACTACAATAGACTTCGTTAGCCTGTTGTAACTCAATGAAACTTTTATAACCTCATCAAAGGAATTGATGAAATGCCTAATATTCTAGGAAAGGATTACATAACAAGAAAAGAAGCATCGAGACGATATGGTTTATCAGTTTCGTGGTTCAAAGCACGCCAACATCATCATCAAGAACCTCGGTTTATTAAAATTCAAGGATCAGCGCGTGTTTACTATGATTTGTTAAAAACAGACGAATGGTTTAAAAATAATATGAAGGAATCTGAATGAAGAAAATATTAGTAACAGGATTTGCTTTAACAGCTATATGCTTGAATGTAACATCATGCAGCAAAGTACCCGCTGGTTATCGCGGTGTTATAGTAAATCTATATGGGAGTGATAAAGGTGTCGCAGAACAATCCGTTGGAGTTGGTCGTTACTATACTGGATGGAACAGTGAACTATACTTGTTTCCAACCTTCTTGCAAAACTACTCATGGAAAGACGAACAAAGTATTACCATGCAAACTAGTGAAGGGCTCTCAATTAAAACTGAGGCAGGAATCACCTACTCTATTCAGCCTGACAACGTTGTTAAAGTATTTCAAAAGTACCGACTTGGAATAGATGAAATAACAAATACTTTCTTACATAACATGGTACGTGATGCTATGAATGAAGTAGCAAGCACCATGACCGTGGAACAAATATATGGTGCACAAAAAGAATCTTTTATTGAACATGTTAATAAAATTGTTAAAGTTGAAGCTTCAAATACTGGCATTGAAGTTGAAAAGATATATCTTGTTGGTTCCTTTGATCTACCTTCTTCAGTTGTTAATTCCATCAACGCAAAAATCCAAGCTTCACAAAATGCCATGAAAGTTGAAAATGAAGTTGCTACCGCTAGAGCTGAAGCACAGAAAACGATTGTTGAAGCACAAGCACACGGACAACAAGTTCTTATTAACGCTCAATCACAAGCACAAGCAAATAAAATTCTTGCTGAAAGCTTGACGCCTGAGTTCGTTCAATATCAAGCTATACTAAAATGGAATGGCGAACTTCCAAAATTTACAGGCAGTAATGCAATTCCTTTTGTTAATGTACAAGGTAAGTAATGAGCGACACAATGAAATTATGTTTTATAGGACTGGTAGGAGTAAATTTATTTTTAATCCTATCAGGACTAGTTTTACCATGGGTAATATCAACTGATAAATTACCCTTAATAGCTATTGTATTTATTGTGACAATGATGGTCTACGGATTTGTTAGTATCATTTGCGCAATTGTGTATAGGCTAAATAAAAAACCAAAGAGAAAGAAAAAACTAAAAGACTAATTCAGTCAACGGCTCGGTTATTCGGACTTATCATAATCGGGCTTCTAATGTTCTTATCATCGGGCAATGGGATATTCAACATTCAATGTTCTAATAATCGGAGTTCGTTGCTTGTCTGCCTAACTTGGCAATTGTGATCGGACTCGAACCGATGACACTCAGTATCAATAACTGATGCTCTACCAATTGAGCTACACGATTAATTCCACCTTTACAGTGATGGTCTGGCTACGTACATTGCAATGTACTAAGGATTAAGGCTCCTAGCGGCCTCTGCCGTTCGCCCTGAATTAGTTTACTAAACTATTTTCTATCTTTAAAATCTTCCATCACCATACTATCTATGGATACTTCAGCAGTCCAATTAATATGTTGAATCGCTCCATCAATTAAACGTAATTGACGCGCGCAATGATCGTATTCTGCCGTAACTTGATTTAATTCTAATTTTGGTAATGTACCTGTAAATTCATCGAAACTATCGCTTATTTTTAAGCGTTGACCACGAATTTCATAAACAATTTGATTTTGTTTAAATTGGGTTAAAACTTGTAATTTTTGCTGTAATTCCTTGCGTCTTAACAATGCTTCGGCTAACTTAATTTGCATAAATATCCTTGGAGAAAAATATGGAACTCGTAAGTGTGAGCGATTATAGGAAAAAATGGGCGAAATATCTAGCAGAAACACAAACAAATGTGGATAAATATAAATATACGGCAAACGACATTATCAGAAATGCCCTTAACATATTAGATAATCAAGGGATTCTATTTCCTTTTGTTGATTAGGATAAAATTACTATTTCGTAATAATATAATTTAAATGGCTTGCACCTGGATCACCGCTGGAAGTAACAACAAAACTTCCATTTCCGGCAGCAACTTTTTGTATAGATACGGCATTAGTCGTATCATTCCAACTAGCTGTCACCATACTTCCAGTCGTACAAAATGCATCTGTCACAGTTTGTGCAGCCGCACCACCCGCAACAGCAGCTTGTGCTACGGATTTAAACGCAACGCCTTGATCGATAACTGTTCCAGCGGTATCAGCAAATTTTGCTAAATTGCCTAAGACAGTTGCTCCACTTACAGAAGCTAAAGATGCCTTTGTATTATCAGATGCAGCCTTTGCAGAGGCAGTTCCTAGTACACCGCCATCTTTAATAGTTCCGGCTGTATCAGCAAATTGCGCTACATGATTCAATGTAATTGCGCCACTTGCCATAACTACATTTGTTTTTGTAGCATCCGATGGTAAAAATCCAGCATCTTTAATTTGACCGGTTATTCCGTTAAATGTAGCAAAATCACCACTTACCACAGGCAATAATACATCGCCTGGATTAGCCCATTGAACAAGTGTAATTACACCATTAGATATACTTACGGTGAAAATACCAAATGTTCCTGAATTGGTTTGTTGATTGTAGGAATATAATACATCCAATACATCCGATGAATTAATAGGATAGCTTTGCAAATCAACCGAATTAAGATATCCAGCCGCTGTAACTGTCGCTAAATTATCGGTAGTAATCATTCTCTTTATTTGAGGAAGAATGCCTACTTGAGAAGGAAGAGGTGTAGGTATTTGAAGAATAGACATAATGATAAATCCTTTTATCAAAATTGATAATATTAAATAGATTTTATGCTTTGCGAGGGGTCATTGATCCGCCTTCGCGTTTCCAATTAGCCTTTTCCTTTGGCTTACCAGACATCTTTCCAGGCTCGCCCATGCGCCCCATTTCACCAGGCCTTTGTTTTTTTCTGGCTATACCCTCTTGGTGATTGTCCTTAACTTTTCGATTGTCTATCATTTTGATTCCTCCGTGAATAGGATTATCATACTTTATGAATAAGATATTTACAAATATCATTCCTTATTCTTACTATAATTAGGACTGAATAAAAAAACCTTTTTATTATTAGTAGAATTCACAATCCGTTCAAGAGGATAAGGATTGTAAGAAGGCGACATTATTTCCACCTCCAAATATTTATTTTCTATCTTCTCAAGCTCAGAGATTAGTTTTTTGACTGTCATGCTCATAGATTAACTCCACACAATGCCTGTTCCTTTGCATGAATTACATTCTTCATCAATAGTACCATTTATTTTTGTTCCACCTAGTCCATTACAAATTGGGCATTTATTTGGTTTCTTATCCTTTTTTTCTAATCTGAAAAGCCATTTTTTATGTTTTTCTAAAATTCTTTCTATTTCAAGAATATTTGAGTATTCTTCCATATTATATTTTTCTAATCTTTCTATATCTTCTATCTTTATCATGTCTATATCAGTAAGAATTCCTTTTATCCATGTATCGCATGCCGTAATTCTATCTTCTAATTCTTCTATTCTTTTACAGGCATCTCTTAGATTTTGTTGCATATATCTCATAGTAGTCATTTCTTTTTCGAAATTTTCAGACCATTCGAAACATTTCATCAAGCCATCTTCATTAAGACGAATCAATTTTTCTAATCTTTGAAAACTTTCTTTGCAATTATCAACAAATTCTATGATTAATTGTTTTGTATCTTTTTTGAATTCATTTTGTTCAGTCATTTAATTGTTTCCGCTCTCTTTTTCAGATTTTTTACTAAATATCTTATTTAATGCATTGCTAATTCCGCAATAAAGTGCATTAGTTAAGCTATAAATATCTTCCTCATCTTTTAAATTAACATCTATAGAAAAATGATTTCCTTTGCTTCCCCATGTTATTACTTCATTATTTTCTAATACTTCTTCTAATAAATTAAATTCAAAACCTATAATTTTTTTATCATCACTATCCAAAGGTTTATGGTTTATGATACTCATATTAAAAGTAATATACTTTTTTTCTACTAATCCAGTCACTAACAATTCTTCATTAATCAATATCTTTTCTTCAATCATTTTCTACCTCTTTTACAAATAGGACACGAAAAACCTGTGCCATGCGGACAATGGGGGCAATATAGCATTTAAATTTCCTGTGTAAATACCATAACTATCGATAATTTGCGGTTATGGGTAGTGAATCGTAGTTTATTTGTCGCTCATAATTGAACATTTATTTCATAATATTACATATTACATTTTATGGGACGAAATTCTTTAATGGAAATATCTTCCTTATTAATCATTCGTCCCATCGTAATGTTTTTTTGACCACGAACTTTCGGATTAGGGAAACTCCATATTTCACCCGTAGAATCAATAATAACTGTCCATACCAAATGATGTTCGCTGGAATAATCGATAACCATAATGGCTTGTCCAGGCCCTAGAGGAGTTTCTAGAGGGATAGTTGGACAAAGCTGTAGGATCGTCATAAATTCCACCTCTTTCGATATTCTGTAACGCTCATTATCAGATATTTATATGTTTTTTCTGTCCTAATAAAATAGAAATTAATAGGGTTAAAAGTTATAGAATAATATTTCAAGAAATGTTCAGTCATAGTAATGTCCCTGTTACCGCCATCATCGAATAAATAACTAATGCAGCAAATATGATGATTAACATAAAAATTATTCTCTAAATTCTTGCATAGGTTTTGATTTTCCCTTCATAATGTGCAAATTCATTTTTGATTCGACATATTCAGGTTCCAAATCTAAAAGCTCACAGTACATTCTAAATAATTTATTTTCTTTATTAATAAACAATCTTGCCGAACGTCTTTCATGACATTCACTTTTCATTAATGCATCAGAAAAAGCTTGATCTAATACAGCAGCAATAAGCGCACGACATCCTTTTACATCGTTCATTAAATATATCCTTATATTTATGATTTTATATAAATTAATAATTCTTATGTATTTTTTCGAGCTTTTTGACCGTACCTTTTTCTTTTTTTATTAATTTCTTTTCTTTCTTTTCATGTTTTTCCATTTTCATATGTTTTTTTGATTTTTCATGATGATGTTTTTTCTCTTTCATTGTGTTTCTCCTTAATTATGTCAAAAACTTCTGTTAATTTGTCTTTCAATAAATTTGTGGCTAGCAAATGAAATTCATCCGTTTCATCACCAACAACATCTTCATGCCATCCACAACCTATTTTTCCATTCTGGCTCATTTATGTTATTTTCCATTTATACTCAGGATCAGGAACAAATATCATGGATTCAGATGTAGTTTCTGTATTATCCGCATTTACTTCAAACGATTTTACGAGCCATCCACCAAATACTTTTGCTCTATAAACATCGCCACATCCAAAACCATCATGGCTATAAATTTGCTGCCACCGAAATGTCATCTTTTTTCCTTATATTTAGGTAAATAATTTTCTTCTTCATCAAATGGATCAGCATCATGTAAATAAGCTTGACCATACTTAAGTAAATTATCGGCCATAAATGCACAAGCGCGCCCTACATCAGATTTCATTCCAAAGAAGAATCCCGAAGCTTCAGATAAATGTTGAAGTCCATTTTTTAAATCTTTTTTTTCTTTTTTATCTATCATTTCTTTTTATCTTCCTTTTTTGCCCTGCGTTTTTCTGAATAGGCTATAGCTAAAGCTTGCTTCCTAGGTTTCATTTTCAATTCTTCTTTCAGGTTTGAGACAAATGCTTTCTTGCTCGATGACTTTTTAAGAGGCATGATTATTTCCTTTTAATAATGACGTACTCGTTGAAGCATTCCTTCTATCAAGGATAGACAGTTAGGGTGCAATTCATCTAACTTTCTCTTAAAATCATATAAATATTCAATAGCTTTTTGCATATCTTCTTTTTCATTTCTTGAGAATCTTCCATTACAATCTGTTGTCTGTGCCGCTGGAATACTAGGCATAGAATATTGAATATTTGATAACATTTTTATTTCCTTTTTCCATAAAGTTTTTCATATAAATTTCTTTTATCTTGAGCATTAGCGCCGTCTAAATGCTTTCTCAATGATTGCTCTACTTGCCTATCATTCATCTTATACGACTTCTTCAATTCTGGTAAAGTACCATCATGAATATCACGCCATGTTATATCCTTTTGACTCATGCTTGCGCTCCCTGCGGTTTTGGTTTATTCGCTTCTGTCTTCATGTGGTGAAATTCTGCTATTTCTTTTCCATGACGATGTTTCATATCTTTGTGTTCCAATGCAGCATCAATACCAGCATGTTTGTGTCTATGTAACATATCTTCATGCGCTATGGCTAATTCAATTGATTTAGAGAAACGTTCAGTTTCAGCTTCTATCAATCTTACTTGGCTTTCATCCTGAGACATTTTCACATCAGCAATAAGTTTCTGTTGATCTTGCTGCATTTTAGCCATGTCTGTTGTAAATTCTTGTTCTTGTTTAGCAGCCTGTAACTGAACTTTTTGCGCATCAGTTTTCGCTTTAATCATCGCAGGATTATTTTGTATTTCGGCTTGTTGAGCTTGCATTGCCATTTGTTTTTGTTGCTGCATTTCCTTCATCCAGCCCTCAACCAATTGTTTGAGCTGTTCAATACCACGACCTTCCATGTTATCCAATATGAAGTTAAGACCCTTTTCAGCCATAAACTGCGCCATCAGAGGCGACATCGAGCATATTTCTTTAACCATTTGTAAGGTTCGGGATTTCTGAACCTGGAATGATGCACCGGCTTTTAGTGTTACATTAAATTCGTTAGCGTCATAATCAAGGTCTAATCCTTCCTCCTGGTTTATCTTGACATAACCCTTACGACCCTCATGATCAACAATAGGAAGCGTTCTAGGCGTGACATAGTATTTAGGCATAAGGTTAAGATAGACTTGAGCTGCGCGTTGGTAGCCTTGCAAGAAGCCGACAATGTATGGCATAGCCGTAGCGTTCGACTGTGAAGCCGCTTCAACAATTGCAACACCTGATAACTGATTATCATTAATTCCAAGACTTGCATCATAACTTCCTAATACGTTTTGAATAAGAGCATCAGCCCCCGTAAATGCGCCGGATATTTCAGGCGGCATTGGATTACGTTGTATTTCACGAATAGGATTTGAAATAGGCATCGTGGGGTCTGATTCGTGTACTGAATTAAAAACAACGACACTAGCCTTTTGTACATCTTTATAAGCTTGCATAAATTCTTCTTCTTTTGGCAACGCTTCTTTTGCCACCATGAATTTATGCTGAATAGTATTTTCTATCTCATTTGCCCATGCAATACCGGCATAGTTCTTTAATCGTTGCGCGCCTCTCGCATGATAAACATACGGACGAGTGTATTGCCTTACATTTCCGTTCTTAGGTGTCTTAATCATGACACTTGAGCCATCGACATAGATCAAAGGCAACATTTCAAAATCGGTTTCTTTTTCTTCAATAATAGCATTTTCAATGAGGCGATATCGCCAAATATCTTCAATCATCGTTTTTCTTGGCTTTCCGACAATTGCAGGAGGTTGCGTGAAATCTTCCCATTCCTTAACCATTTTTTTGTAATCTTTATACTCCAGTACGGCACCATCCCCTAAAAGCACTAATTCGACTTCACGTTTTTTCTTTTCATAATAATCAGCAACAATAATAATAGGTGTAGCATCGTTAAGATAAGACCAATTGAATCCTGCAAAATCACGTCTAAAGTTTAAATTTTCTATTGGGATGTCTGGATAAGTGGACTCAAAATCTTCTTTTGCCATAGGATAAAGCTCAAAGCAAAATCGTCCATCACCTTTATGGGAATCACGTGCTAACTGATCAAATCCACATAGTGTCGGATCAAATGCTCTTACAATACTAATAACTTGATGCATTGCTTTAGGTGTTGGATAGTCTACTTCTACTTTAAGCGTACTAAATCCACCGGATAGCACGTCCTTGTAGACTTCATAACGTGTATGTTGATTATTGCTATCGCTTAATGTATGACGAAGATGCATTTCAATGATGCGGATCATCAAAGGATCGGCTTTGTCGGGATTATCAGCGTTAACTTCAATATCAGGTTCTTGCTTGCTGAATTCGCCTAATAGACGTGATATGTAAGCCTCAAGAATATTAAATTCTAGTTGTGGCTTACCAATAGTTGATAATAATGTGATTTCATCACTAGTAAGTGAAGACTCAAATACAAACCTTCTGAAATCGTTAAAACGATCATAATTAGGCTTGAAGTAATCATATGAACGACGAACATTGGTTTTAATACGCTCTAAATCATTTTTGTCACGTTTCGCCTCATCCATGAGACTTTCCTTTTGTTAAAAGGTCATTCCTGAAAAGTAATTTTTATGTGCTCTATATCAATAATATTTTTATTAACAATATCTTTTAAAGATTTAAATCCTTCATAAACATTCTGCACACCAATAGCATGGGAATTTATTAGTTTTTCTATTTCATCCATACGTTTAAATATTTTGTCTTTTGTCTCATAAATATCATTTTTAATTTGTCTAATCTGATTTAATCTTTCCCTAATTGGATGATCATCCTCAAATGGAACATCTTTTAAATCATCTTCCATACGCTTTTGACCTCAACCTATCCGCTTGATTGTAACCGCTCATTAAGTTTTTAGCGACTTTGTTATAATCTAATCCCGTAAGCGTCTTACTTATCTTAAATTTGTCTATCAGTGCTATTTTAACCGCATCATAACATGTGTCCGCAATATCGTCGAATTTATGTACATCATTGGCAGTTATCTTCTTCATGTGATTGATGACCATATTCGTATGTTTCCCCTGCGCAGGGAGCGATATTTGCCCATTCGCGATAAATGGCTGCATCTCAATAAATCGATTGGTCTTACTATTAACCGTTCCCGCACGTTCTACGTCAATTATCCTTAAACCTGGTATATTCTTAAGGACAGATACAAGCGTCACTCCCGTCGATTTTTTTTCAATAGCCGCAAATTTTGGCTTAATAGGATACCGCATACAACTAGTCCAAAAATCCAAAAACTCACTTTCCAAATCTTTGGGTTCAATCCGCATTTCACGGCAATCGATCCAATGCAATCCGAACATGTCATCAACAATACTCCCATTGAAAGAAATGTTATAGATACCCCAAAAAGAAAAGACAGTCGCATCATTATATTCCTTAATCGTTTCAGCACTATCACCCGTTGCGAAGGTTGCAATAATCTCAGGCGTTTCATCAAGTAATGGAAACCATGATTCTTGAAATAATCCGCCTCCTGCTGGCATTGGATCTTGTTGGTATTGAGATGCAAATACATAAGGTTGTTTCTTCTGCATCATTAATAATTGAGATTTGGGATTAACTTCAGGATATCTCGCATTACCTGCATCATCCAGCGCTTTGATAATGACTTTATGCCATTCTTGACCGTCCGCATCATCTAATAAATGAGCTATCAAATCATCTTCATGAAGACGTTGGCCAATCAATAATACTGGAACATTAGGCGCACGTAATCGACGCTCAATCGTTTCAAAGTAATTCCGCTTAACACGCTCACGAATAGTGTCGCTATGAATTTCTTCTGGTTTATGAATATCATCTATCACAACCGCACCACTAAATCGTGGCAAGCCAGGTAATCCCGCATCATGTCCGGTAATACCTGAACCTGAACCAAATGCAGCAACAGCACCGTTTTGTATCGTCATGAAGAAATCTTTTGCAGAACTATCTCGGCGAATATCAATTCCAAACAAATTACGATAAATAGGCATAGACATAGTTTGTTTAATGCTAGCCGTGTGAAGAGTTGCGAGTTCAAAAGAGTGCGAAATGTATAAAAATTTGCAATCGGGATAATGAGCAAAACACCAAGCAATAAAAGATTTACATAGTTCACTTTTTGCCCATCCTGGTGGTAAATTGATCACTAATCTTGTAGAACGCAAGTAAAATGCATCCTCAAGAGCTCTGCACACCGTCTTAAAATGTGATTCATTACCATCTGGACGTGATAGCATAAATTCGCGTCCAGTTCGCTTCTCAAACATGAATCGATGAAAAGTAAACAAATCACTAAGGAGCTCACGCCGCAATTCACTGTCAAAATTTATTCCGTTTTGCATTTGTGAAGTAACTCACGGTCTTTATCTATTTCTTCGTTATTAGATTCTTTTTCGTCCGCATTTTTAATATCACCATATTTTTTAGGTTTATATTTAGATGCTACCCATTTTCTAGTATCAACTCGTAACCTAGAACGATTTATCCATTCACTGTTACAAACTTCGTATGGTTCGCCATCTTTTGAATATTTAATTAACGTATCATTGCTCGTATCGTCTGCAATTTCTAACATTTCTTCAACAAAAAGATCAGCTTGATCATCTTTAGCAAGTGCGTACATGTGCTGGAACTCTTTGTTTTCTCGTATCCAAGTTCGAATTGTCCTTGGTTTAGGCCATTTAGGATTTTCCTTACAAAGAGTCTTGATACTTTTAAAGGTATCCGCAATAGCATCGCAAATCTCATTAGCAAGATCATTATTGTATAAAGTGGGAGCCCCTATGGGATTAGTCATAAATACACTCCACAGCATTTGCAGGACAAATAAGTATATCAGTAGATGATTTATTTACTTGAATTAATATAAGTCCGCACAGGATAAAATTAAGTAGGCAAAACGTCGCAATGAGAAAATCCAGAATCTTGTTTCTGCCTATTACTCGTCGAATCGCTTGTTTTTCCATTATCGCCGTCCTTGACGTTAATTTCTTTTAATTCAGTATCGAATATTTCTTCAGCTTCTTTATCGCTTAAATCTTTATTAAGCGCTTTAATACGTTTAATAGCTTTTTTATAGTGATTACTATTTTTATCTATTTTAAATTCTTTTGGCTCATCAATATAGATTTTACCGCGTCCGTCGCAATCATCACAATCTTGCTGCATCATTCCACCGCCCATGATTCGACCTGAACCAACACATGTATTACATCGTACTTTAGCCATAAATCATCCTTAAATTATTGAAACATCGTATCATTTAATCAATAAATGCACAATATTAAAAAATATTTAAAAATAATTAAAAAAAAGTATTGCATTGATAATATCATGATGTTATCATGCTTATATCAAAACAACATTAACGAAGAGAAAAAGCAGATGAAATCATTAACCCAAGCTAACAAAGCAAGATTAGAAAAATTATTATCAAAATGGATAAAATCCGATAATAAAATCTTAACCTTAAAAGAATTATTAGAAA